ATCGACAACTGGACCTATGATTTCTTCGTCGAGAAAAAGCTGGGGCTCAATGAGGAGCAGGAAACGCAGCTGAAAGAGGTGCTGGGGCCACGCTTCGGGATTGGCTTCTGGGAACAGCCTGGCGGCCTTTCAAAGGATCCGCCGCCGGAAAATATCCAAAACCTGCCCGAGGGCTATTATGAGGGCCTGCTGCTGGCCTATGCCAACCAGCCCAATTATCTGCGCCGCTTCGTGCACAACAAGTTCGGCGCGGTGCGGAACGGCCAGCCCGTCTTCCCCGAGTTCAACGAGCAGATGCATGTCGCGCGCGAGCCGATCACGCCCGACCCCAATCTGCCGCTGCTGGCGGGGCTGGACGGCGGCCGCACCCCGGCGATGATCTTTGCGCAGCTGAGCGACATGGACCAGCTGCGCGTGCTGGGCGAGCTGGTGCTGTTCGACCCCAAGCAAAAGGGCGAGCTGGCGCGGCTGGGTCCGACCGCCTTCGCCGAAATCGCCCGCGAGTTTATGGGGCGGCGCTGGCCCAATCTGCGCTTTGGTCGGGGTTTCTATGACCCCGCCGCCGATTTCGGCGAGTTTGACGACGCCGGCACCTGGATGGACATTTTCAAGCGGACATTCGGCGGCGACTGGCGGCCGGGCGGCCGGGACGGGAACCGGCTGGAACCGCGGCTGGAGGCGGTGCGCAAGCGGCTCAACCGGTCGCCGGGCGGCCAGCCCGCCTATCTGCTGGACCCCAGCTGTTCGATGCTGCGCCGGGGTTTCACCGCCGGTTACATCATCGAGCGGATCAAGACGAGCGCGGGCGACCGGTTCCGCGACATGCCCAGCAAGAATGATTTCAGCCACTCGCAGGACGGCAACCAATATCTGTGCCTGGGGCTGGAGGAGATGCGGGGGCGCATCATCGACGACATGGACCGCCGGTCGGCCGCGCGAAAGGCGCAGGGGCCGCGCGTGTCCTACGGCAGCGGATATTTCAGCCAGAGGGGGCACTGACATGGGTTTGGCCAAGGCGCTCATTTCGCCGGTCTTCGCGATCGCCAGCAATTTGTTTTCGCGGCCCAAGGTGAAGACGCCGCAGGCGCAGCCGCTGCCGACGCGCAACGAGGCGGCCGAGCGCGCCGCCCTGAATGACGGGCTGGCCCGGCGTCAGGGCACGCGGGCTAACCAGCGCACCGGGTACGGCGGCGCGGAAGCGAGCACGGGGGCCAAGACCAGCCTGTTGGGCCGGTAAGCGAAAGGACGGACGATGCAGAAATTTATCGGAACAAAGCAACTGATGGCCCGCAAAATGACGCGAGGTGGCTACAATGCATATCGTGGGTGGGCCATTCCAGCGAATGAGAACCCGGAAGATTGCGGCTATCTGGTCGAATATCTCGATGGCGGGGCGCCCAATCACCCTGACCATGAAGGATATATATCGTGGTCCCCCGCTGACGTTTTCGAGCGTGCCTATCGATCCATCAGCGGCCTGACGTTCGGCCAGGCTGTCGAAGCGCTGAAGGTAGGACAGAAGGTCGCCCGCGAAGGTTGGAATGGGAAGGGCATGTTCCTTTTCCTCGTCCCTGGCTCGCAATTTCAGGTCAATCGGCCGCCGTTGCTTGGGATTTATCCCGAGGGAACGACGATCAACTACCACCCCCACATCGACATGAAAACCGCCCAGGACACGGTTGTGCCGTGGCTGGCCAGCCAAACCGATGTGCTGGCCGACGATTGGATGCTGGTCGAGTAACCGAAAGGACGGACGATGGAAGAGAAGATCAAGACATTGAGCGAGGGCACGCTGGACGAGATGCGGCTGGCCCTGGGTGATCTGGATGCCGCGGAGCTGGCGGCGCTGAAAGCGGCCGAACAGGCGAAGGGCAACAAGGCGCGCGCGGGTGCGCTGGAAATGATTGACAGCGCGCTGGCCGATCTGGAGCCCGCCGAGACGCCCGAGACGCCCGAGACGCCCGAGACGCCCGAGACGCCCGAGACGCCCGAGACGCCCGAGACGCCCGAGACGCCCGAGACGCCCGAGACGCCCGTGGCCAAGCGCCAGCGCATCGTGTTGCTGGTCCCGGCGGCGCCGTCCGAGCGGGCGGCGCTGATCGCGCGGCTGGAAGATGCGCTGGCCGCTGGCGACAGCGTGGCGATCGTCTTCGCCGATGCGGATGGCGAACTGTTGCCGGTGCCGCCGATCGAGGCGCGTCCGAGCGATTTCCAGCGTTTCGCCGGCAGCGTTGCGCGCCTGGTCTACAAGCCATCGATCGAGCTGGGCATGGCCCTGCCGGCGGTGGCCGTGCGCCAGGCCTTCCTGCTGGTCGAGCCGAAGATGGCGGATGAAGGGCCGGCTGCGGTGGCGGTGTGCCGCCTGACCGCCGACCTGCATGCCGGTGGCGGCCGCAAGGCGGAGATACCGGACGGAAACCTGCTTTTCAGCCTAAGCTGATCGCTTTCGCCTGCTGCCCCTGCGCTCGGGGTGGCAGGCGGGACTGGCGGGGCGCGCACGGGGGTGGAGCATGTTCGACGCACAACAGATCATCAAGGATCAGGAGGCGATGGCGCAGGAGCGTCGTCCCTTCGAGACGTTGATGCAGGGAGTGCGCCGAGCTGCTTTTGCCCCGCCAGTCCAATTTTCGCAATCTGGCCCAGATGCAGCAGGGCCAGAATTTGCAGACGCGCATTTTCGACGAATATGCCCAACAGGCGCTGGAGCAGGGCGTTTCGCTGTTCGAGGGCTATGTGATGCCGCGCGGCCAGATCTGGCAGCGCTGGGAAATTGATGACGAGGATCTGATGAAGATCCAGCGGGTGCGAGCCTGGTGCGACCGGAAAAACGCCCAGCTGTTCGCGCTGCGCAACGATCCGCGCAGCGGCTTTGCGGGACAGGTGCATGAAAGCGTCGCCTCGCTATTCTGTTTCGGCATGCAGTCGACATGGCCGGACATCCGCCGCGACCAGGCGGGTCGGCCGATCGGCCTGTCCTACAAGAGCGAGTTCATAGGCCAGACCTTCGTGCGCGAGGACGCCAATGGCCTGATCGACACGATCCACAACGCGTTTTCGCTGCACGCGCGGCAGGCGGCGGCCAAATGGGGCGACGCCGCGCCCGAGGCGGTAAAAAAGGCGATGCGGGATAATGATCCGCAGGCCGTGATCGAGTTCATCCATGTGATCGCGCCCAATCGCCGGTTCGAGCCGGGCCAGCTGGATGCATCGGGCAAGCCGATCGCGGGCGCGTTCCTGTGCAAAACGGGCGGTGCGGAGATTTTCCAGACGGGTGGTTACAGGGTGATGCCGCGCATCGTGTCGCGGTTCATCAATGCGCCCAATGAAAGCTATGGCCGGTGCCCGGCCTTCACCATCCTGCCGGCGGTGCGGGCAACGCAGCAGATGATGGTGGACATCATGGTCGCGTCCGAACTGTCGGCGCGGCCGCCGATGGGCGCGCATAGCGACATGGAAGATCGCATGGTGCGCTATGCCGCCGGTGAGATCACCTATGGCGCGATCGACAGCCGGGGTCAGCAGATGCTGCGCCCGCTGATCGAGGGCGCGGACCTGCAAGGCGGGATGGCGATGCTGGACAAGCTGCACGGCCATATCGACCGTGCCTTCTATGTGGACATGCTCCAGATCCGCAACGAGATGAAGAGCCATGTCACCGACAGCCAGCTTTACCAGCGGGACGAGGAAAAGGGCATGCTGCTGGGCCCGTTCGCGACGCAGGAAACCGAATGGCTGTCGCCGATGCAGGAGCGCGAGATCGACCTGATGGACGAGCTGGCCCTGCTGGACGACATGCCAGGCGAGGTGCAGGAGGCACTGGAAGACGGGATCGGCCTGCGCACCGTCTATGACAATGGCCTGTCGCGCGCGCAGGAAGCGGGCGCGGCCGCCGGCTATTTCCGCATGCGCGAGCAATATGCCGGGGTGGCGCAAAATGATCCGGAAGCGTGGGCCGCGTTCAACCGCAAATATCCGCCCGACAAGGTGCTGGACAAGCTGGGCCGGATCAACGGCGTGCCGGCCAGCTGGGAAGCGACCGACGAGGAGCGGGCGGCGGCCGAGGAGGCGGATGCGAACCGCCAGAGCGCGCAGGACATGCTGGCGATGCTGGGTCCGGTCAGCGATGCGGCGAAAAATCTGAGCGCGGCGGTGCCAGGCAATGCTGCGTAGTCCCAAGCTGCATAGCCCGATCCCGTCGATTTCGGCAGAATTGTACGGAATTCAGCAGGGTGCCGAGAATAAATCTGAGCGGGCGCAGCGGCATGCGCGGCAGCAGGTGGATGTCCACCGCGCCTATCAGCGTCTGTTCTTCGACGACGCTGGCCGCCTGACCGATTCCGCGCGGCTGGTGCTGTTCGACATCATGGAGGAGGCAGCGATCGGCCTGGCCAGCCCGTCGCTGGACCATGCCGAACTGGCCGCGAAGGAAGGCAAGCGCCGGCTGGCGCTGCACATCATCGGCCGTTTCCAGCTTTCCGAGGAGCGGCTGCGGACACTTGAGCGACAATTGAACCAGGAGGAAGAAGAATGAGCGACACCCCGGCGCCTGCGCCCACGCCGACCCCGGCGCCTACCCCGACGCCGACGCCAGCCCCGGCTCCAACGCCCACGCCTTCACCGACGCCCGCACCTGCTCCGTTGCTGCGGGATCCCGCGCCGGCCCCGTCAGGTGAGCAGCTGCCCGAATGGATGGGCGGCCTGCCGGACGATCTGAAGGGCGACGCGACGCTGCGCCGGTTCGGATCGATCGAGGATCTGGCCAAGGGCCATATCGAGGCGCACCGCATCGCCAAGGGCAAGGTGGTGCTGCCCAAGGATGGCGACGCCGACAGCTTCGGCCGTTTCGCCGCGGCGATCCGCCCCGAGACGCCGGACGCCTACAGCTTCAACATTCCCGAGGGGCAGGACAGCAGCCTAGCCGATGCGATGCGGCCGATCTTTTACCAGGCGGGGCTGCACGCCGAATCCGCCAAAATCCTGGTCGATGGGTGGAACGCTCATATGGACCAGCTGACCCAGGCGGCGGAGCAGAAGGGCAAGGACGAACTGGCCGGACTGGAAGCGGAGATGGGCCGCGACGATTTCGCCAAGGGCAAGCAGGCGGCGGTCAACATGCTGAACAAGCTGGGCCTGCCCAGCGATTTCGAGAATGACATGGCCCGCTTCATCGGCGGTGGCAACACGCTGCGCATGTTGTTCAGCCTGGCCGACCGGATGGGCGAGCTGGGCCGGGTCGATCCCACCGACATCAAGATCACGACGGGCCAGCTCAGCCCGGCGGAGGCGATGGCCGAAGCGCGGCGGATGATCCAGAACAAGGAAATCGCGCCCAAGCTGGAGATCGCCGGGAGCCCGGAAAAGGCCCGCTATGACGAACTGATCAAGATCGGCAGCCAATAGGCTTGACGAAGTTTTCCATTTGATACATTTTTCCGCCGGGCCATCGGGGGAGCGGCCTGCCGCTTCCCCAACCCGTCCGGCCATCCCGCCCAGCGTTTCTGCGAAGAGACGCGGGCGGCCCCGGTGCTGACCCGCCAAAGTGGCGGGCGCCCCAAGCACGGCGACATGTGCCAGATAGGCCCAGCGTCCGCTGCCATCCCTGTCGAAAATCACGCGAACCGTCATTTTTGACCGAAGGGATTGCCATCATGGCAGACGAGAATTGGCCGGAAGGCACGCGCACTACCAGCTTCCAGCTGGCGGTGGAATATGAACTGAACGCCACGCCCGGCAAGCTGTCGCCGCTGGTCGGCGGATCGGGCACGTTCAGCGACAAGTCGGTCGAAATCACCGACCGTTTCGGCGACATCTATCTGGAAGACAAGACGGGTCGGAACGAGGACACCAACCACACCGACATCGATCACAGCCGGCGCTGGATCAAGAAGCCGAAGTCGGCCGATAACGGCGTGCTGCTGGACCGCGACGATGTGAAGGCCACGCGCGTCGACATCAAGTCGCCGATCGCCGTTCAGGCCGGCAAGGGCGCCCGCCGCTACCATGACGATATGTGGATCGTTGGCTATTTCGGGAATGCCTGGGTCGGCGAAACCGGCGACACGGCGGTGCCGTTCAAGGCCGCCAACATCATCTCGCACGGCAATACCGGCTTCACCAAGGCGAAGCTGCTCGAAGCGCGCGAAATGATGAACCTCAACGATGTCGATATCGAAGCGGAGATGCCGATCATCCTGCTCGATCCGCAGTCGGAAACCGAGCTGCTCCAGATCGAGGAATATGTGAACTCCGACTATCAGGAGGGGCATCCGCTGGTGCGCGGCGAGATCAAGCCGTGGCTGGGCTTCCGCTTCGTGCGGACCAACCTGACCAGCGCCCGCGCCTACAAGCGCGGTTCGTCGCTGCTGGTGCCCGAGCCCGGCGCGGTCGCGCTGCCCTGCTTCGTGCCGAGCGGCCTGTATCGCGGCGTGTGGGAAGAGTTTTTCGGCTCGATCGACAAGCTGCCGGGCAAGAAGTTCAGCTGGCAGATCTATGTCGAGGCCTGTTCGGCCGTGACCCGCGTCCATGAGGACAAGTGCTACCAGATCATCGTCAAGCATAGCTGACGGGTCGCCGGGACGGCGGCCGCGGTCGCCATCCCGTATTTCTTCAGCCCCACGGGGAAGGAACGGAACATGGCAAAGATTTACGGAAAGACGCTGACCGCCGTGCTGAGTGGCGCGGCCGATGCGCTGGCGCCGGGCAGCAGTGTCAATGCGGGCATGCGGGTCCATCGCGAGGTTTTCGACCTGGCCAGCCCGGATGCGTCGGCCGCCGACATTCTGGTGCTGGCCAAGCCGCGCAACGGCGATGTGATCCTGGGCTTCAAGCTCAGCGGATCGGTCGATCTGTCGGCGATGACGATCAAGATCGGCACCGCCGCCGACGACGATTATTACATGACGGCCGTGGCCGGCCCCGCGACCCCTGGCGTGACCAAGGAAGTGGGCCTGACCAGCGGCATCGACGACGGCCCGCTGGCCAGCGCGGTCGAGATCCTGGGCGTGCTGGGCGGGACCGTTCCCGCCGCCGGCATCCTGGTCGTCCAGACCATCGTTTCCCACCGTTAAGCGGTGGTTCGCCCGCTGCCCCGGCAGCGGGCGGTGTTTCCCGCCGCTGATCTGGCGGTGGGTGGGCGCGCCGTCGCAGCGGTCTTTCCGGCTATCCTTCCTGGGGCCGGAAATGCCGGGACTGGAAACCCGCGACGGCGCGTCCTTCTATTTTCAGGAGGGCGCGCCTTGGCCAATATCGTGACATCGCAGACGCGGATCGCCAATCGCGCCTTCATACTGCTGGGATCCGTCGAGCGCATCGTGAGCGTGGACGACGGATCGCCGCTGGCCTTGCAGGTCAAGGATCTGTGGCATGAGAGCCGGCGCCAGCTGTTGGTGGCGCATCCGTGGAATTGCGCGATCCGCCGGGCGCGGCTGAACCGGGCCGGCGAAGTCCCCGCATTTGGCTATAGCGGCCAGTTCCTGTTGCCATCGGACAATCTGCGCTGGCTCCCCTGGGTGCAGGGCGACAGCGACTGGTTCGAGGGCGAGGAAGAAGGCGGCTTCATCCTGTCCAACGAGCCGGGGCCGATCAACATCCGCTATATCGGCGATGTCGAGGATGTGACCAAATGGTCGGTCCATGTGCAGCAGCTGATGGCGTATCGGCTGGCCTGGGATCTGTGCGAAAGCGCGACCCAGATGAGCGGCAATGTCGACGAGGCGCGCATTGCCTATGAAGGGCAGGACGGCCGGGGCGGCTATCTGGCGGAGGCGCGCCGGCTGGACGGCATGGCGACCGGCAGTCGCGGTAATGACAGCGCCCGCGCCGCATCGCGTTGGCTGGGCGGCTATGTCGGCGGCCGCCGCGCGCCGGGCGTGTGGTAAGCGCCGATGTCGCGTGTCTCCCCGATCCAGACCAATTTCAACGGCGGCGAACTGTCGCCCTATATGCTGGGCCGCATCGACCATGAGGTCTACGGCATTTCGACCGCGGCGATGGTGGGTTGGGTGCCGCGCCCGCAGGGCGGCATGGAAGCCTGCCCCGGTTTCGAGTTCATCGGCAAGGCGCCCGGCCCCTGCCGGCTGATCCCGTTCGAGCCCTATGTGACGCAGGGCCATGTGATCGAGGCGACGGCCAATCTGTTCCGCTTCTACACCAACGACGTGCTGCTGCGCGACGGGAGCGATGTGCCGGTGTCGGTCGCGACGCCATGGAGCCATGCGGACCTGCTGGCGCTCAACACCACGCAGAGCAACGATGTCGTCTATCTGTTCCACGGCGATTATCAGCAGCGCCGGCTGATCCGCACCGCGGCGACCAGCTTTTCGCTGGAAGTGCTGGAACTGGAAAACGGCCCCTTCGCCGATCGCAACAATGACGAGGACAGCCTGGTCAGTTTCAGCGGCGTGACCGGCAATGTCGTCATCAGCGCGACCAAGCCGATCTTCGTTGTCGGGGATGTCGGCGGCCTGTTCGAGGTGGAAGCCAGCGACCTTGGCCGGATTCCGAGCTGGGAACCGGGGATCACGGTGGCGCTGGGCGACCTGCTGCAATGGAATGGCCGCGTCTATCAGGTGGTGGGTGGCGGCGTGTCGATGAAAACCGGCACGGTCCAGCCATTCCATTCGCGCGGGGTGGAATGGGACGGCATCGGCAAGGGCAAAGACATCAACGACAAGGATGCCGGCGGCGTTCAGCTGGCCTATCTGCACGACATGTTCGGCCGGCTGAAAATCACCGGTTTCATCAATGCCAATCAGGTCAATGCCGTTGTGACCCGCCGCCTGCCGCTGACCGTTGCGAGCGGCTACAGCTTTTCCGACTATGATTATGGCGGCTATACGGCCGGCGGCTTCGATCCCGATGTCTATGAATATGAGCCGGGCGGCGGTGGCACCTATACCACCGGCACATGGCGCTGGCGGTTCGGTGCGTTCAGCCAAAGCCGCGGCTGGCCGGAGGGCGGGGTCATCTATGACCAGCGCCTCTATCTGTGGAAGGGCGACACCATCTATGCGTCGGTCGCGGGATCGCTGCACGATTTCGACCGGCTGGACGAGAATGGCGACGCGACCACGGACAGCGCCTTTACCGGGACGATCGACAATCCGAACCCGATCCGCTGGATGCTGGCCGGCGCCGGCCTGTTCGTCGGCACGGCGATCGCGGAGCATGTGCTGGCGGCCGCGAGCCAGGCCAAGGGCATCGGCTTCGACAATGTGAAGCTGACGTTGCAATCCAATAATGGCAGCGCACCGGTGCGGCCGATCGAGATGAACGGGCGCCCGATCTTCCTGCAGCGCAATGGCCGTAAGCTGATGATGCTGACCGAGGAGCGGGTGGAGAAATATAGCGGCGAGGATCTGACCCGCTATGCCGACCATATCGGCAATTCCCCCTTCGTAGAATTTTGCTGGCTGCGCGAACCGTTGCAGCTGATCTGGGCGGTGCGCGAGGACGGCACGCTGGTCTGTGCGGATTCGATGCCGACCGAGCAGGTGCTGGGCTGGTGCCGGCGGCCGCTGGCGGACGGGCTGCTGGCGCGCTCCATCTGTTCGATCACGTCGCCCGATGGCCGCCGCGACCAGCTGTGGTGCGCGGCGCAGAAGGGCGACGAATATTGGATCATGGCGCTGGCGCCATTCCGCCAGGCCGGCGAAAGCGACGCCAACGGCATCATGGCGGATGCGGCGCTGCGTTATTCGGGCGCCCCCGTGACGCAGGTGGGCGCGCCGCATCTGGCGGGGCTGGATGTCGATCTGGTCGCGGACGGCGCCTGGCTGGGCCGGCGCACCGTCGATGAAGATGGTTGGGTGACGCTGGGCCGCAGCGCGAGCGAGGTCATGATGGGCCTGCCGTTCCCGGCCTATGTCGACCTGCTGCCGATCGAGGCGGGCGGCGACAATGGGCCAGCGCAGGGCAAGATGAAGCGCAACAACCGCATCATGGTGCGCGTGCATGACGGGCTGGGCCTGCGCCTGGTCGTGCAGGACAAGGCATCGCGCAATCTGGAAAATCAGATGGGCAACAGCCCGATGGACAGCGCCCTGCCGCTGGTGACCGCCGACATCATCAACGACATGATCGGCACATGGGACCGCGCCGGCCAGGTGCGGCTGGAGCGGATCGCGCCCAAGCAATGCACGGTGCTGGCGATCGGCATCACTACCGAAGCGGCAGCGCGATGATCCGGGTCGATCCCTTTCAATGGCATGATGCCGACATGATCGCGCCGCAGGATGCGCAGCTGGCAGACTGGCCGACCGACATGCGGCCGCATCTGGCGGCGATGGCCGGCAAGGGCGGGGCGTTCACGCTGCGCCTGGTGCAGCCGGGCGACGGTCGATCGGACGGCCGGGTGCTGGCGATCATGGGCGTGATCGAGGTTCATGCGCAGGCGGGCACGGCATGGGCGCTGATGGCGCCGGGATGCTGGGGCCATATGGGCGAGCTGACCCGGATCGCCCGCAATTATCTGGATGCGCGGCCCTATCGCCGGATCGACATGCTGGTGCGGGCGGAATTTGCCGCCGGCCATCGCTGGGCCCGGCGGCTGGGCTTCGCGCGCGAGGCGGTGTTGCGGGCATGGCGGCCAGATGGCGGCGACATGGTGATGCATGCGCGGATAGCAGGGGGTGAAATTGGCTGATCCGGTGTCGATGGGCGTGGCGTCCGCGCTGCAAATGGTGGGCACTGTGATGGGCGCGGTGGACCAGGCGAGCGCCCTGCGCCGCCAGGCGCGTGCCGACCGCGAGAATGCGCGCCGCACCGAATTGCAGGGCGAGATCGACGTGTTGCAGACGCGCAGGGACGAGCGAGCCGCGTCGGGCGACGCGATTGCGGCGATGGCCAGCAGCGGCTTCGCGCTGGGCACCGGCAGCGCCGCCGACCTGATCCGCCAGAATGCGATCGAGCGGGAAGTGGAGATCGGCAATATCCGCTATCAGGCCAATCAGGACGCGACCAGCCTGCGCCAGCAGGCGGCCGACAAGAAGCGGGCGGCGCGCAGCGCCATCATCAGCGGCGTGCTGAATGCCGCGTCGCAGGGCGCATCGGCGGCGGCCGGCATCCAGCAGCAGAGCCGGGTCGATACCCAGACCGGCATCGAGCGCACGAGCCGCCTGCCGCGCACCAGCACAGGCCTGCGCAGCTATAACAGCCTGAACCGGGGATATTGAGATGGCCTTACCCACGACATTTTCCAATCGCGTGCGCCTGCAGGCCGGCCGCGTGGCCGATCGTTATGCGGCGCCGTCGGTGCTGGGCCAGGTGGCCAGCGTGGTCGGTCGCACCATGGGGCAGATCGGCGCGCAGGAGCATGAGGTCGAGCAGCAGATTGCCGCGAGCCAGCAGCGGGTGCGCGAGCGGGAAATGGCGCGCGATCGCGAGGTGCAGGATGTCGAGCTGACCGAGCAGTTCCTGAACCTGCAAATGGACCGGATGAAGCAGGCGCGCGATCTGGAAGAAAATTATGCGGCCGGGCAGGATGTGCCGGCGGCGATCAACAAGCTGTATCAGGACAGCGACAGCGCGTTTCTGGACCAGATTGGCGACCAGGAGCTGCGCGGCAAATATCAGACATTGCTGGCGCGTGATCGAGCGGAAGCGCTGGATCGCGCCGACCTGTTCGTGCGTAAGAAGCGGATCGAGCGCGAAACCAGCGCGACCATCGGCATCACGACAGCGCTGGGCAACAAGCTGGTCACGCTGGGGCCGGAAGGGTCGATCAAGGATTTCGACGACGCCGAGGCGACGATCAAGGGCGTCATCACGACCGACCGCTTCAAGGACAGGGCGGAGCCGATCCAGCGCGAGGTGCTGGGCAAGCTGGCCGACAGCTGGCTGGACGGTCGGATCGTCGCGGGCGATTACAAAGGCGCAGCCGATGCGATTGCCAGCGGGCGCTTTGCCGCATTCCTCGATCCGGCGACGGCGGCAACGGCGATGGCGAAGATCCAGCAACGCACGGCGTCGGCGGCCGCCGCCCAAGTCAGCGATTTCAAGGCGACGGCGCGGACGGCGCTGGAGGATGTCGGTGCCGGCGTGGCGGTCGATCCGCAGCAACTGGAGACGATGGCGGCCCAGGCCGAGGCGGCCGGCGAGAGCGATCTGGCCCATGATCTGCGAAACGGCGTCGGCCTCGCCCGCACCAACAGCGTCTATGGCAATGCCTCGCCCGCCGAGATCATCGCGGCGCGGCAGCAAATCGAGCAGAGCGGCACCGACTGGCGCAGCAATCCGCAGGTGGTGGCGGTCTATAATCGGCTGGGTGTGCTGGAGCGGCAGAATGGCGCGCGCGTGAAGGACGATGTGCTGGGTCTGTGGAGCGCCAGCGGACAGCCGGTGGCGCCTTTGGACATCAGCGACGGCGCCAGCATCCGGGCGCGCTACAAGGATGCCCGCGCGGCGCAGCAGCGTTATGGCGGGCCGTTGCAGGTCATGAGCGCGATCGAGATCGAGCCGCTGCGCCAGCAGTTCGAGCAGGGCGGCGCCGCGGACAAGGCCGCGATCATCAACAATTTCACCAGCGCGGGCGCCGATGTCGGCAAGGCGTTCATGCGCCAGATCGCACCGGCCAAGCCGGAATATGCTTGGCTGACCGACCTGGCGGCGATGCGGAATGTGAGCGTCGGGCGCGGCTATGTGCGCGAGGCGCTGGCGGGATGGGAGCAGCTGAAAGCGGACGGCACGCCGGTGCAGGGCGAGAATGCCACCAAGATGCGGCAGGCTTTCGACCGGTCGCTGGGCGCAGCGCTGCGTGGCGCGGACGGCAATACGCGTCTGGCCGTGATGCGGACGGCGCAGGGGCTTTATGCGGCCCGTGCGGTGCAGGCCGGCGCGAAGGATTTCGATAAGGATCTGTGGGGGCAGGCGATGCAGGACGCGCTGGGCGGCGCCAGCGACGGCACAGGCGGGATGGGTCGCACGCGCGGTGACGCGCCGATGCTGTTGCCACGCGGCATGTCGCAGCGCGATGTCGATACGGTGATCGCCCGTGCAGACGGGCCGCGCATCGTGGCGGCGGCGGGCGGCAACATGCCGATGTGGGGCGGCCGCCGGCTGCTGGTCGGCCAGTTGCAGGACATGCAGATGGAATGGGCGGGCGACGGGCTTTACCGGTTCCGGTCGCCGGGTGGGCAATATGTGAGCGCCAGCAAGGCGCCCGCGATGCCGTTCGTGCTGGATATTCGCCGCCTGGCGCTGTCAGGGCGCAATGCCGGCGCCGCAGCGCCGCAGGGGCCGGCATCGGGCAATGACGCGCGCAGCGCGGCCGAGAGCGCGCTGGCGACGGGATCGTTGATGGAGGGGCTGTTCGGCATCAAGCCCGCCCCGGCGGCGCCGAAGAAGGCCCCGGCGCTGAAAGGCAAGGGATCGCAGGCGGCGCAGGACGCGCTTGGATGGGGCAGTGACGACTGATGGGCGACGTATGGACCACGCCGACCATCGGCAGCAGCATGCGCGCAGGCGCCGACTTGCCGCGCGGGCAGGGCGATCTGGATGGCGGGCCGGGCGTGCTGGAAAGCATTGGTCTGGGCTGGCAGCGGGCGCGATCGGCGCCGGATTGGGGTTTCAACCAGCGCAATTATGAAGAGCAGATCGCCTTCGACCTCTACAAGCCGTTGCTGGAAAAAGGCTATCTCACCCAACCGCTGGACGACAGCATAGCAGCGCGCATAGGCCGGACATTCCGGGGCAAGGAAGATCCTTTCTGGGCGGCGGTGGCGAAGGCCCGCGCGGATGGCCTGACCCTGCCCCATGGCGATGTGATCGACGCGCGATCGATGACGGCCGAGGCGCACCGGATGCGCCGTACCGACATGGAAGCGGCCGACAGCCGGCTGGCCAATGGATCGACGATCGGCGCGCTGGGCGGCGAGCTGCTGGCGGGGCTGGCCGATCCGACCAGCTATATCCCGGTCGGCGGCGCGAGCGTGAAGGGCGCCAGCCTGGCGCGCAGCATCCTGACCATGGGCCGGAACGAGGCGCTGGCCAATCTGGGGCTGGGCATCCTGATGGAACCGGCGGTGCGCGCGGATGCCCAGGCGCTGGGCGTCGAGCGCGGCATGGGCGACACGGCGCTGGACCTGACCGTGCAGGCCGGTGCCGGCTTCGTGCTGGGCGGGATCGGCGGCGGGGTCGAGCATCTAATGGGCGGCCGGGTGCGATCCGGGCCAGTGGGCGACGAGGAATTGCGCGCGGATTTCGACCGGCTGGTGCCGCCTGCCAATCAGACCGGGGAGGAACGAGCCGCCAGCACGATCGTGGAAAACGCGATATCCGACGCCCGGCTGTCGCCATTCGTTCCTGGCCCGGCGGGCGACGATGTCCATGCCGAGCGCATGACGCAGGCGCGCGACTGGATTTTCGGCGTGCGCCTGCCCCAGGTGCAGCCGGTGCGACGCATCAACGCGGCCGAACTGGCGGGTGGCGTGACCGGCAATCTGCGCCATGGCGAGCGATCGCGCTACAAGGCGATGGTGCGCCAGGCCGAATCCGGCGGCGACGATCGTGCGCCGGCAACGACCAGCAGCGCCTATGGCCGCTATCAGCCGATCAAGTCGACCTGGCTGGGATGGTGGAAGGAACGCTATCCCGGCAGCGGCCTGTCCGACGAGCAGATTTTGGCCAAGCGGGCCGATGGGGCATTGCAGGAAATCTTCATGGAGGATTTCACTGCCAATAATGCCCGGCGCCTGCGCGAGGCTGGCCTGCCCGAGACGGCTGACAATCTGTATCTGGCGCACTTCCTTGGCCCGCGCGATGCGGCACGGGTTCTGACGGCGGATCCCGCCGCGCCGATCGCCGGGCTGGTCCGCGGCAAGTCGATAGCGGCCAACCGGTCGATCCTCGAAGGGCGCACGGCGGGCGATGTGCGTGCCTGGGCCGCGCGCAAGATGGGCGGGCAGGGCGGCGGCGCGGTGGACGTGCCGGCGGGCGCCGACCTGCCCGAGATGGATGTGACGGCGCTGGCTCAGCGGCGCGAGGGGCCGGACATATGGGCGCGCATGACGGACGATCTGGGCGACGGGGCCTGGCTGGAGGATATGGACATGCCGCGGCTGCGGCTGGACCTGTTCGATAGCCCGGAAAGCCATGCCCGCGCGCAGATCGAGATGGAGGCGGAGATCGACGCGCGCGAGGGCTTCGACATCGTCGATCGCTGGACCGATGCGGACGAAGCGAGCAGCGGCGTGCCGGTGAACCAGCGCCGCAGCGTGCCGCGCGGGCGCATGGACCTGATGCAATTTCTGGCGAGCCGCGGCGGGCTGGTGCCCGAGGGCGTTGCGGCCGATGCCGCGCGCCCGGCCGGCGCGCGCGTCGGTCATGACCTGCCCGGCCATTTCGGGGAAAATCCCTTCATCCCCGGCATGGGCCGCCTGTTGCGCGAGAAGGGGCTGACGCTGGACGAGGCGCGCGAGCTGGCGGTGGAGGCCGGCTATTTCGGGGATCCGCGCCGCACCGATGTCACCGTGTCCGACCTGCTGGAGGCGATGGACCGCCAGCATCGCGGCGGCGACCGTATCTATGCCGGCGCCGACATGGCCGAGATGGAGGCGCGGCGCCAGCGGATCGAAGCCGACGATCATTATCAGGAATTTTTCGACCGGCTGGGCGATGCCGCGCACGCGCGCGGGCTGGGCGACCTGACCCATGAGGATGCGCTGCGCGCGTTCGAGCTGTGGGATGGCGAGGATTTCGACGGGACGCTGGATCGCCTGATCAACGAGCATCTGGATGCGGCGCATATGGATGCGCTGGCCGAACATGATCCCGACATGCATGCCGAGTTGCGGCGGATACAGGAGCAGGGCGATGACGCTGGACGTGGGCAAGATGGACGAATTGCGGGCGATGCTGGCGGGCGACAGGCTGTCGGCGCCGACGCGCGCCAGGGCGGAACGCGCGATCGCAATGGCCGAGGCGCAGCAGCGGCATCAGGGCAGGCCGGTGACGATGCAGTCGCCCCAGGTGGACTGACGCCCGCCGACCTTGCCCGCTGGGACGAACCGGATAGCGCGGCGACCGCGCAGCTGATGAGCATCGAGCATGATGTGCGCGGATGGGCCGAGGCGGAACCGGACATGGGCTTTGCGCTGGAAGAGGGCGGCGAGCCCCGCGC